CTACAACATTTTTAGAGTTAGCAAAAATAGCAATGGCAACCCTGGGATATGAAAAGACATCTGCTAATAGATTCAAAGTACTTACCGATAAGCCGGCAGGTGTGGCCTATCGGGTCGGTGATCCAACCATGATGAGCGATTACTACACGCCAAAAATTAGCCTGGAAGAAGGCGTTGAGCGTGCCATTCGCGGAATCGTATGATCTAAAATTGGTGTCTATGGCTACTAAAAAACCCCGAAAAGTGCCAAAGCGAAAGCGGCGCACACCACGCAAAGCCGAACAATTAAACCGGCTTGAAACACATTATGTAACACTTAATGAAATGTACCGCGCCGCAAAAGCGGCCGGCTTTAGTTCTGATGTTGCATTTTGGTTAATAACAGAACCCGGTGCATCAATGCCTGATTGGATCAATCCAACAACTAAACCCAATGAGATCATTCCGCGAATTGATCCAACAGAAGATGAGGATGATGACTAAACGCGATAAAACCTTTAATGCAAGGTATTTAGTGGTGTCAGACTTGCAAGTTCCATTTCAATTTAATGAAGCCATCATCAATCTAAAAAAACTGGTCAATGCTTTTAAGTTTGATTTAGTTCTCAATGTTGGTGATGAAATGGACTTCAATACGATTTCAAGATTTAGTGAAGGCCGGGCTGAATCATTTATGCAAACATTAGATGATGATCGGATTACCTGCCAAAATATTTTGTACGATCTAAAAACTGATGTGGTATCAAGATCTAATCATTCTGATCGGTTATATAAATCTTTACAACGCATCCCAGGACTTATGGGATTGCCTGAGCTTCAATATGCAAAATTCATGGCATTTGATGATTTAGGCATCCATTACGCCAAACAGCCTTTTGCCATACCAGGAACTAACTTTGTTATGTGTCATGGGGATGAAGGCACAATATCCAGGGCAGGCGGCGGTACGGCGTTGAATATCGCTAAAAGATGGGGTCGCTCAACCATTACTGGGCATACTCATAGGATGGGCTACCAATGCCATTCAGAAGCCTTTAACGGCCGTTTAGAGCGGGTTTTAGTGGCAGTTGAGTGTGGTCATACCTGCGACATGAAAAAGATGTCTTATTTGGGCATTAAAGGCTACGCAAACTGGCAAGCCGGGGCAGTGATCATACATGTTAAGCGTGGCAATGTAAGCGTGGAGATGATTCCCTTCAACGCTGATGGGTCATTCACCGCTATGGGCAAGGCCTTTGGTTAGACACACCCTGGGGTAATTGCAATTGTCAGACCCATAGTGTTTAATTGCTTTTACAAACGCAATTGACCGGAAGGGGTTAATTATGAAAGCTACAAAAGATCAAATATGTAATTGTAATCAATACTGTTTAGACACAATCTGCATTTCAAGTGATAGCAATTTACGCGTGCGTAAATGTTGGTGTGCTGATTGCAAAGTTGTGCGTAAAGAAATTAAGGCCAACGCATACAAGATGATTATGGTGAACGCATGATAATAGTTATTGAAAGCGTTTTACAAACTAAAATTGATTTTAGATATGTAAAAGATGAAGATAGTTATGTTGCATCAACATCAAATGTGTTAGGTGAATTTTCATCTTATGGTAAAACACCTGATGATGCAGTGCGTAGATTAAAATCTAAATTGTTTGGTTTATTGGCTGAGTATGTACACAATCAGAAGGTCAACCATTGAACGCCGTAGCCTATGCAGAAAAGGGTTGGTTTGTAATGCCATTAAAACCACAATCCAAAGAACCTGCACCATGTTTGCGACATGGCTATTTAGATGCAAGCCTAGACATTGCTCAGATCAAAAGATGGTTTAGCAAACCTGATTTGAATATTGGCCTAGCAATTGCCCAATCAAATCTTGTTGTTTTAGATTTTGATTTAAGAAATGTAAGTAACAGGATTAACTGGGAGTTATACAGGCAGATGTGCATCAAATTTAATACCCATACAGTTAAAACAGATAATGGCTATCACTTTTATTTCAAAGCTGATAAGACCAAACATTTTAAGGGTAAATTGATGCCTGGTATAGATATTAAGCACAAAGGTTATGTAGTGCTTCCACCATCTATACACCCAAATGGTTCTATCTATCAGGTAATAAATAATGTTGATCCGGTGGAATTACCGGCTGAGTTAGAAAAGGTGATGTGTTGGAATTAGTTAAATACGATAAACAATCAGGTGCTTATGTTGATGAAAAGCGTAAGCATTTTGTAAAGGCTTCTTTAATCAGGCAACACGCTAGGAAGGCTATTGGCGCGAACCAGGTTAGAGGAAGGCTATCAGCCAAAATGGTTGAAGCTTATTGGTTAGATAAGTTCAAGGAAGCGGTGAAATATGAACTATGAAATATACGGTTGGTTAATGGTAATAATCCTATTTACCTTAGTTGCACTGTTATTAGTTGCAACCTGGATTATTGCAGTTGAAAATGGCTACGATAAAGGTTTTAAGAGTGGCTACAAACGCGGCAGTGCCGATACAAGACAAGCAAGTGTGAAGGTACAAAAATATACAGTAAGTAATTATCCAACAACTAATCATCCAGCATTGCGTACAAAGCAATTGCAGGAAGATAATGATTACTTAATGGAAAAGGTTGTAAGCCTTTGGGACAGGGAAAATAACTAATGAACATGAATGATTATGTTGATGTGGCTGAGCGCATTGCTCAACTCAAAGAGTTATATCCGGAAGCATCACTGCAACCATATAACCCAAATAAACCTTATGAGATCGTACAAGTAGCAGATAAAACTTATATTGTTTATACAGCCGCTTGTTACCGTGATCCACATGATGTAAGGCCTGGTGTTGCATGTGCCTGGGAACAAATTCCAGGTAAAGGCATGACAGCCGGATCAGAACTAATGATATGTGAAACTTCTGCATGGGGTAGAGCCATAGTTGCGGCCATGAAAACTGCAACCAAAAGAGTTGCATCAAAGCAAGAAGTGATTGCAGCCAAAAATAGGCAGACCTGGGCAGTTACACCAACAGAAGCTTTAGATTCTGAATTGCTATCTAGGACACCTGAACCAACACCTATGCCAAAGGCTATCTATGGGCAACCTGGTAGTAAATCAGCATTGATGGAAAGAATTATGCGCCATCAATTTGAAGAAGAAAAAAAGCCTGATGTAGATCCAACACCAATGACTTTGGATCAGGTAGTTGATGCAGTTGCATCAGATATACCGGCAGTTCAATATTGCGATCATGGTCAAATGATTCTTAAACAGGGCATTGCAAAGGGTCGTGGCACGCCTTATTACGGTTACACCTGCCCTAAAGGTTGCCAGGCTAGATGGGCAACTTTAAGCAAAGATGGAAAGTGGTATTTCAAAGAGCAGGTAACTAATGGGTGAGTTAGAAATCATTAGACCTGATGGCCTTAAATCTACATTTACTGATAGTGGTGTGGTTAATGAGTTTGTACCTGATCACTTGCGTTGCGTATGGTGTGATGATCCCAGGATCTTGTCAGATGGCACATGTCCTAGATGTATGGCTATAACCAATGGGTAAATTTAATTATCATAAAGCAATGTTAGAAGGTCATGGCTATAACCTTTATGTGGCTGATCTTCTGACCAGTTTTGGAATACCAGGGGTAGAAGTACCTGAATTTACAATGGCTAGTAATTTAATGGAAATACAAGATAAGACCAAAAATGAAAAGGATATAATAATTGATGGGCTTGTATTAGAAGTTAAAAGTAGCAGTAGAAGCTTTAGGGATGTGGATGATTTTCCACATAATCCACTGATTGTGGATACGGTTAGTGGGTTTGATAGCAAGATGGTCAAACCCTTTGCCTATGTGATAATTAGTCAGACCACGCATCACCTGTTTGCTATACCAGTTAGCACAAAGCCTAAGTGGACAATAAGAACTTATTATGATGCAGATAGGGATCACGAAGATAAGTTCTATATGGTTCAAAAGCGTGAGTGTAGGCCATTTTTAGAGATGGTTGATGTGTTATTGGAAAGAGCGCATGAGCGAACCAATCAGATGCAATAAGTGTGGGGCATGGATTATGCCGAATGATCCGTGCCTTACCTGCCAAATGTTAGAAAAGGCTAAACACGCCGTATTCTTCAAAGATTAACTAATGGGGGTAAATCTATGTTATCTTTACGCCGCTTTGTGGGGGCTTACACTGAAGGCCGGTTATACCAGGTGTCAGACTTCTTTACCTACCTAAATTTTATTTGGGGGGGTAGGGGGGGCTTTCCTAAAAACCAAGTTACCCAGGTATCAAATAAAAAACTAAAAACAGTTTTATTAGTTTTAATAATATTATTGATAAATATAAAACCCGCTTTTGGGCTTCCACACTATAAACCACAACATTACAAACAGTATGTGTTTATTGAGTTAAATGATGTGGATCAGAGTTATTGCCTAATAGATCTTTACACAAAGGAAAATAGCCGGTGGGATATCAAAGCTAAAAATGGTAGCCATTATGGGATTCCACAAGGTAGATCTACATATCTAAAAACTGCATCAGGAATTAAGCAATTGCAGTGGGGCTTCAAATATATTGGCAATCGCTATGGCTATACTGATGATGGTGTAATTAACGCCTGTAAAGCATTAGATCATTTTAAGAAGAAGGGTTGGCATTGAAAGATACAGAGAAAATTACAATAGGCATAACATCACCTGGTTATGTAGTAACTGATTTTATGACAAGCATTTTAGATGTGGCTAGATCACAAAAGCAATTAGGGCAGTTTATCAGCTTACAAGGATCAGGTGTTATTAGTAGATTGCGTAATCAGATAGTTGCAACCTTCTTAAACAAAACAACAGATGATTGGCTATTGCAAATAGATACAGATCAGAGATTTACGATTGATCATTTTAAGAAGTTAGTAGCGGCCGCCGATAAGGATGAGCGGCCTATTGTGTCAGGTGTAGTTCATGGCGGTTGGGAAGTAGGTGAGTTGTACCTAGAACCAGTGCCTTGCATATTTAAGTTGGGTACAGATAATGGCTTATATGCAGTACATGATTATGAAGAAGATAGTGTGATTGAAGTAGATGCGGCTGGTACAGGTGCAATCATTGTGCATAGGTCAGTGTTTGACAGGTTTGTAAAAGAAGCTGATCAAACACATCAGGGAGATAAGTGGTGCTTCTACCAGGATATGCCACTGCACCATGAATGGGTTGGTGAGGATCTGTTGTGGTGCATTAGGGCTAAGAGTTTTGGGTATAAACTATATGCACACACTGGTGTGCAGATGGAACATCAACGCAAGATGTGGATAGGTAAGAAACAACATACAGATTTTGCGCGGTTCAGGCGTGCTAGATTACAAAGTGAGGAACAGATCAATGGCAATAATAACTAGCCAGGTAACGGTGTCAGGTACAAGTCAATCAATTATTAGTGTTGATAATGTAACAAGGGATGTGCTGTTGCACGCTAAGCATGAAGTGTTTATTGGTAACAGTGGAGTTACATCAACTAGTGGTTACATCATGGATAATGGTGATGAACTTAGATTGTCATTAGTAGATGGTGAAGATCTTTGGGCTGTTACTGCCGGTGGCACTGGCACATTGCATGTGCTGATTAGCAAAGTAGATTAAATAATATGCTGTTTTTTCCTAATAAATTGCGCTTGCGTAATAC